ATTTGAAAAAATGCTCACTCAATATGCCTCTGAAAATATGATTGTGTGGAAGCGAATAGCTAAACCACAATTTCGGGTGATGCTACCACTTGCAACTGTGGACATCTATACAACTGGATTAAGATACCATATGCTTGAATTAAATGAAAGAGGTAGCTTGACTGACTTAAATGATGCCATCTCATTACTTGACTTTCTAAAATAATTTACTATCTTTGATATATGATAATCCTTCCTGCACAAATCGAATCAATCAAAAGTCGCAAGGACAAAACTACGGCCATTGTGATAGGCACTAATGAACTTACTCCAGCTACGGCAGGTCAACTATTCTCTTTGCAGAATTCATTTGTCTATTGTGCGATAAAAGAGGAGGAATTCGCTACTAATGAAAGGGACATTCTTAACGACTTAAAAGCGGACTTTGAGATAGAGAGAAAGAGTAATGGTCAAAGATTGAGAAACATTCTCTATAAGCTATGGGAAAACGATAAGGAGGGTTTCCTTACCTTTACTCGCTATTATGATCATAAGATGGAGCAGTTAATAAATCACTTTAAAAGTAAATTAGAATTGTAAGTATCAATAAAATTCAATTGTATGCCATTTGAAAAAGGAAAATCGGGCAACCCAAACGGAAAACCATTAGGTGCAAAAGGTCAAAAGACTTTACAATGGGAGGCACTTGGCGAATCAATTACTGGACAGCAAGCGGAGCAGTTCAATGACTTCCTAAATAAACTTTGGGGATCAAGAAATGATGAGGACAAGATGATAGCGTCTGAACTTTACCTCAAGACACTTGAATACTTTAAACCTAAGCAGGCACGCAATACGATTGTAGGCGATGCAGATGCTCCAGTACAAATAATAATATCTGATAAGTTATGAAGCCAAAAGAATACGCAGCTGAATTAGTCAAAGGATTTAAGCCTATGGTACGTGCCAAAATGAGTGAGGATGAAGATAATGTCTACGCACGTGCAGTTGAATGTGCCTTACACCATATTGAATTACTTTTATCATTGGACATTCCAACAATGAGCGAAGGGGATGAGCAGGATTTTTACGATTGGTATAAGCTTGTCAAATTAGAACTGCAAAAGTTATGAAAGTCATATACGAATTTTTAGATGAGGACAAAGAGGAGTTAGAATTGTTTCAGCAATCTCGAAAACTATGGGTTACCTTTTGGGAAGTGGAGCAGGAGTTACGCAGTTGGACTAAATATAATTCACAAAATCTTTCAGCTGAAGAACTCGAAGGTGTGGCAAAATTCCGTACACGATTCTACGAAATCATAAATGAAAATCAAATTAAATTAGACTAATGGAACATCAAGAAGTCAACCCAGCTACCCAATCAACGTTCACAATCGCTGTATTATTCGGGATGTGGTTACAACAAAAGGAACAACGTAAACGATTAGCAAAGGCAAAAATCACCGAACTTTTCACCGAATGGATCTCCGAACTTGAAAAGAAACTTCCCGACAATGAATAAGATAAAAGTATCACTTGACTATAACACCATAACGGTGAAACAATACGTTGACTTTATCTCAAACGAAGGTAATGAGGTAGGTCAAGTGTCCGCAATTCTCGGACAGTCAAAAGACTTTGTCAGGCAGTTAGCACCTGATCAATTGCAAAATGCAATTAATGCATTCAAGTCAGTCATTGAGCAGCCGCAAGCCAACAAGCAGAATCGATGGAAGGACTACGGATTTGTTCCCGACATCAACGCTATCTCATTTGGTGAGTGGCTTGACCTGGATAGTAACTGCAAAGACTTTCCAAAGAACTTGAATAAGATACTTGCAATTCTTTATAGACCAATCAGCAATCAGTTAGGCAATAAGTACGGAATAGAACCGTACACTTCAGCACACCTAAAAAATGCTGATGACTTCAATGAGATGCCTTTATCAATTGCAAACGGAGCATTGGTTTTTTTTTCGACTATCGAAAAAGAATTGGTGAACACTTCGCTTCAGTTTTTGGATTCACAAGTGATGACGAATCTGAAGGAGGCGATGACGATGATGGAGGAGGAGTTGCAACGAGTGAACTCTCCAGTAAGTACGGATGGTTTCACGTCATAGAGGAACTTGCTGATAGGGACATCACTAAATTTGATGCCATCACTAATACACAAGCCTCTACCATCTTTGCGCATCTATCTTATCGCATTGATTATTTTAATTTTCAAAAGCAATTAATGTCTAAAAACAATCATTAAAGCTACTTATAATTATGAGCGCATCATCTCTTTACACTTATAACGTTGTGATTGGTAAGTTTCAAGACTTTGCCAGTACACACGCATTGATACGTAGGTTCACACACGGACAAATTTCACAAGCTGATTTAGAAAAGGAGGGTGAATGGCCTTGGATGCACGTTACACCTACTTCATTTTCATTTGATGCAGGATCATTGACGTATTCGTGGGATGTCTATTTTTCCGACATACCACGTGACAAAGAAGAAAAGATTGAATATCAAAGGCAGTCAATGAGCGAGTGCATTCAACTTGCAGGTGACTTTGTAAATATGTTAGAGAACGGAACAATATTCGATGAGTCGGTTGTATTGGGTAAGCCAATTTCAGCGCAACCTTTCATTGAGGAGTTCAGCCACGTCTTAACGGGTGTGCAATTGTCAATTGATATTACAGTTGATTACGAATGGAACGCTTGTGACATTCCTTATATTGGCGAATAATGAAGAAGCTGCAATACACAACCAACGATCCATCAGCTACTACCGATTACTTGGCAGCTGACAATACTTGGAAAACAATACCAGGTGGTGGGGGTGGTAGTGGCATCCCAAAGGGGACAACTTCAGGAACTGATACTTACACCACAACTATCAGCGGAATAACTGCCTATAACGATGGCGATGCCTATCTAATTAGATTCGCCATTGGCAATACAACGGGTGCAACGCTCAACATCAATTCACTTGGAGCAAAAGATTTGTATAGAAACAATAACGGCTTGTTGATAGGTGGAGATATTATTGATGGTGCGGAAATGTTTTGCATTTACAACACGGGAATGAATGGGTTTCAAGTTATTGGTACTGCTCCAAATACTTTGCTTGCATACGTGACAAATGCTGATTCCGTTACAATTACAAGAGGCCAACCCGTGTACGCATTTGGGGGTACTGGTGACCGATTGACCGTGAAGCTTGCATACAACACAACAGATGCGACATCTGCTCAAACCGTTGGGTTAGTTGTATCAACTTCAATAGCTGCTAACCAAAAAGGGTTAATAATCGTGAATGGGTTACTTGATGGATTAAGCATTTTACCGACATCAACTTTTGCGGATGGAGATGCTATTTATTTAGGAGCAACTGCGGGAACAATTACGAATGTCAAACCAACTGCGCCTAATCATTTGGTATATCTCGGATTTTGCACAACTGCAAGCGCAGGGGCTGCAGGTCGTATGTACGTGCGTGTTCAGAATGGTTATGAATTACAAGAATTGCACAATGTCAAAATCACATCGGTTGCAAATAATGACATCTTAAAATATAACTCATCTAATCAACTTTGGGAAAATAGCAACGTGCTATCTACTAAACAAGATACAATTACTGGAGCAGCATCAACTATTACAACTTCAAATTTAACTGCATCAAGAGCATTGGTTTCTGATGGTAGTGGCAAGGTTGCAACCAACGCAGTAACATCAACTGAATTGGGTTATTTAAGTGGGGTGACTTCAAATATTCAAACGCAATTAAATGCAAAAGGTGTTGGTATATTATCGGTGGTTTATGGAGGTAGTGTAATCGCTGCAGGTCAAACTACATTTGCTGCATTTGGAAATATAGCAGGAAGTGCTACTGAAAATCCTCGTAGGTTGGTAATGCCAGTTGCGTGCACTATGAGTAATTTTTTTACAATTACAAGCACGGCACAACCTGCTTCTGGAGCTTATACAATGACCATTAGAAAAAACAATGCAGATACTGCGTTAATCATTACGATTGCAGCAGGTAGTGCGGCAGGTAATTACTCAAATACAACCAATTCAGCTACATTTGTTGCAGGAGATACAATGACTATTAAATTCACGAATAATGCCACATCAGGTGCCGCTTCAGTAATTTCTTTATCTTGTTTAATTGGTTAAAATATGAATTATACAATTACTAAAAAAGACAACGGAATCAATGAATTAATTATAACAACTAATTCAGAATGGGGTACTATTTGCTTTAGTTGGGAGGATAGTAATGATGAATTTATAAATTCACTCAACTCAAAAGGAATTGATGTTTTTGTTGACTTATTAATAGACAATCCAAACACGGCATATAATCAATTTGTAAATGGCGAATAATCCACTCACACAATTGATGAATGACTTTGGTCAGGAGGTTGTCGAAAAGGCAATGCTTAACCTTGGGGTATATCGCACAGTGAACGGAAAGAAAAGGAGAGCAGTTGCATCTGACACATTACGCAAGTCGTTAGCTTTTCGGTATGACAACAAATACAAGCGCATTGATTTCTTTGCAAAGGGCAAAGCTTCTGACTATGCAGACTTTGTAGAGCAAGGGGTTAACGGCACACAACGTGGTGTAAATTCTCCTTACTCATTTCGTTCAGGAAGTGGTGGCGGTGGTGGCAAAGGAATGGGGACAATGCAGAAGGCGATATATGATTGGATGAAAGTAAAACGCATCCAACCACGTGAACCAAATGGATCATTCAAAAAGTTCAAAACTCCAAAGGCAAAAGAAACGGCAATGGAGGGAATGGCATTTAACATAATGCGAGCAATTAGAAGAAGGGGAATACCTCCACTTTTCTATTATCGTGATGCAGTCAATGAAACATTGGTTGATTTTAATGACAAATTCATTGAGGTATTGAAAAGTGAAATCACAATAGCAATTGAAGAAAATTTAGCAGGAACAATAAAGGTATAATATATGGCATATACAACGGCATTAAGAGGATTATCAGCGCAGGGCAATACTGAATTTACAGGTATGTGCTACTCAAATAATGATGTTTCATTCACAATGACATCAACCGAGTTTGCTAATGCAGGTTTTAAATACATAGTAAAGATTACTGATGGCATTACAAATGATGATTATAAATTTTACATTTCACCCAATGCGGTGGGTAGCGGTGTATTCAATACCAAGACTATCTTTAACCAACTAATCAAAACTGAAGTTACAATTGATGGAGGGGATGATGTTTTATTGCAAATAACTGAACCCACATTAGTCAACAATAATTTGGTTAATAGATTTACAGTTGATTTATACGAAGGTTATGAGGTGGGAGGGGTATTTACAGAGGATGAATCAGTAGCGGTTGAATACTCATTAATGTGCGTGTACGGAAAGGGTAAAAGCAATTTTTTGGTGATGGGTTCAAACGAAACTCCACCAATTGCATTGTCGCAATATTATGATAATACGATTGGATTTGGAAATGAAACGGTTGCTACACGCATTAATATTCCTTTAAGCTTACAATCTGAAATTATCAATTGGCAACGTGTATCAAGATCAAATGTTTTAGGTGCAAAAGATAGCGCTTATAAGATTTTGAGCTTCATCGCTGATGATGGCACTTACATAAATGATAATTATCCGTATAGAACGATAACTCATATCAAATATAATTTATTTGATGGTGAATTTAATTCTGTAGCAGCATTTTTGATACCAATTACTTTTGATGATGGTGCTATCTTACACATTCCTGCAGGTCTTAAAAATTTAATTGATGGTGCTTACATAGATCAAAATGAGGCTGATGATACTATATTTTGGACAATCGCAGGTTATGATGAAGAAGCTGGAGATGTGACAGCTAAATACGGATTTTACATTGACGAAGATTGCAAACATAATCCAGTTCACGTCTATTGGCTTAATCAATTGGGTGGATGGGATAGCTACTCATTTATTAAAAAGAATGAAAGGTCAATTGATGTCGAAAAGAAACGCTATAAGACTTATTTAGGTAACTATAACACAGCTGATGTAGATAACCCATTTGACACTAAAAATTATTCAAGGTCACTCAATGAGCGTGAGCCAATCACAAAAACTTATTTGAACTTAACAAGTGATTGGTTAACGGAGAGCGAATACAAGGCAATGAAAGATTTGTTCTACTCAAAGTCGGTTTGGATGGTAGATGACAATGTTGATGGGTATAGTATTTTACCAGTTGTTGTTGAAGATACCAACTATTTGATGAAGCGTGAACGCAACTTCAAAAAATACAATCAAACCTTGCGCCTTCAATTGGCTAATGAATATGATACTATAAATACAACTGTCACTACTTATCCTATTCCTGCGCCTGAGCCTTGTTCTTATTTCAACATATTTGCCAAAACTGGAGGTAATACCCATTTGAATTTAGGGCCTGTTGTTGATAATGCGTGTGTAATTGTTGTAACTAATGCAACTATGGGAAGGTATATAAATATTTCTGTTAGAGATTCATCAAATAACACACCAATACCAGGTCAAACTTATTATGTTGAAATCAATTATGATTTTACCGTGCCATCACCTACTGCAATGGGATTCTTGGCATTGGGTAATACTTCAACTGGTGGCGGTACATTAATAGAATCGAATTTCAACACGCCAGGAACACCAATAATTGTTAATGCCGTATGGGGTACTTATACAACCTCTTTCAATTATATGTATCTACAAATGCCAAGATTTTTCGGAACGGTAAGTGGTGAAATAACAATTAAAGTAGGTTTTGGCAACTGTCCATAAATTTAAACTATGCAAACTGCACTAATCTTATATACGCAGGACAATCAGACGCCTGTATTGGTAGACCTTTATGAGAATGAAAATATCTCTTTGAATTATTCATTTAATGACATCAAAGAACTCACTCCAAAAGGCAACTATTCAAGAACTTTCAGAATTCCATTTACACCAACTAACGCATCGATATTTGGATTCATTCAAGAGAACACTTTTCAATTCAGTGGCTTTAATCCAAAGCGTAAAATTAACGCATCAATCACAGTTGACACTATACCAATAATTGAGGGATATGTGCAATTTAAGGCTGCCTATACAAGCAATGGTGAGGTATCTGATTTAGAGATAGTGTTCTTTGGAAACACGGTGGATTTCTTCAAAACTATTGGAGATGCTGACTTCAAAAATTATATAGGTGCTGAACTTCAGAATAATTTTGATTTAGTTTTAACCTATGATAATTTAGCCACATTAAATGGATCGAATAAAGTTTATTTGGGATTAGCTGATAGGGGCCAAAATTGGGTTGGCCAATTGAATGAGGCAGGAACGAGGAGCATTTATAGCACCGACCAATCTATTGTACCAACAATAGGTGAACTCACTCCATTTGTTTCAGCACGTTATATCTTTAACAAGATTTTTGCATTGAGTGGGTTTGAGTTTAATGATGTTGATAGTGCTACATTGGTTGAGCAATTAGATCAAATGTGGATTCCGTGGACTGGTGAAGCTGGATATATTCAAACGCAAGGCAATCCAGAAACTGCAAAATTCCAATTGCAAGGTGGGGTTGAAGGTGATACATTAACGAGCGCAGATTTTAGCGCAATCACTTTGGACAATGGGTTAACATTTTATGGTGCTCCACTTCCATCAATGACTGAAGTTTTCGACTATGGAAATAACGTAACCGGCAATGAGTACACTGCTTCGATTTCTGCACGTTTTATTTTACAAGCTAAATGTATTGCCGAGATAGATACTAATTTACCAACTGGCTTTCAATTATTATTTGGGTTAATTCGCACCTATGGAGGTCAAAAACAATTGTATCCATATACATCACCTTTTAACTTTTATGATCCACAAGCAGGAGCAGATGAGTTGAATACTCCAAAACCTGCGATTGCTTACAATTCGTGGTCGCCAACTATTTTAGCTGACAATTATTTACCATCAGGCGCAACGGTAGAGCCTTTTATTCTTATCGGAACTTCTGCGATACTATCGTGGGGCGGTACTATCACATTGAGAGATTCATTAGGTAGCACAAATACTTCTTTTCAATCCAACTCAATCACTAAACCGTTCTTTGGCAACCCAATAGACTGGGCGGCCAACGCTCCAGTAATGAAATGTAGTGAGTTCATTTCATCACTTTTCAAAATGTTTAATTTGGTTGTAATTGCAGATGACATCAATCCAAAATTGCTCACATTTTTACCCATTCAAGAGTACTTGTCACAAGGCAATGCAAAGGACTGGTCGAATAAGATAGACATTTCAAAAGATATTACACTTACATCAACGGCGGATTATCAGGCACAAGAAAATATATGGACTTACAAGCCATCTACTGACTACTTAAATAGCTTGTATAATTCACAAGGCAATAGGGCATTTGGTAGGTTGCTTTTAATTGATCCCGAGAACGACTTTACTACCAATAATTACAAGGTCGAAACGATGTTTAGTCCAACACCTTTGGCACTAATCAAAGCTACTGATTTTCCAATCCCAAAATTCATAAGCAATAGCGGTCAATACGTGAATGGAGGCCCACGCATTTTGTATTATACCAATTCAACCATTGATATTAATTTATACAATAACGATGCAAATACAATTGTATCTGAATCATTGGTTTTATTTAGTCATTACACAACGGCCATACCCAATTTAGCAGATGAAGATTTGAACTTTGGGCAAGAAATACCATTGCATCAGATAACGGCAACTCCTTACAAGACTTTATACCAACGTTATTGGAACGATTACATAGCTGACATTTACGCACCAGATGCACGTATCATTGAAGCTTTCTTTGCGCTCGATTTTGCAGACATTTACCAATTTCAATTCAATGATAAAATATTTATACGAGATTCATATTATAGGATTCTTGAAATCAGCGATTATGTGGTAGGTATGCAAGATACCGTTAAGGTCAAGTTGATTAAGATAGTGAGTGCTACTCCCGATTGCCTACTTCATCCAGGTGCGACAATCAATGTAGATGGTAGTGTGCCATTCCTTGATGCAGAAAACGAATCTGCACCAGCTACTGAAGCGTGCTGCAATAAGTACGGTTACTTTTGGGTTGCTCCTGAATGTTACGCTATCCTGCGAGATGGTAAAGGTGCAGGAGGTGATAGAGAGGCCATTAAAGATGACATCAGTAAACCAACATCAGATATTAACAACGCTAAAAATGGATTGATACAAGTCAACAATTCAGTTGTAAAAGAGGACAATGATAGGTCAATTGTAATTAGTGATACAAGTTATCTTGGTGCAAGTAACAATGGCTCATTTGTGAGTGGTGATAGAAACTATGTAGAGGATGGATTGGGTTCTGTTACCGTGGTGGGAACTGCTGCAAAGGCAATCAATAACGGTATCACACTTGGTAGCGGTGGTACTTATGCAGGTGAGTATCAAAGCGGAATCATTCAAGTACGTGGCTTTGGAGATTGGACAAATAACACTACACCAATCACAATGACAACGGATAGAGGTCTTTATATCACTATGCCTGACGATTGCGTGTGGTATATGAAGTTGATGTTGACAGTTGGACAAATAAGCGCAGGCATTGACGGCAATGGAGTAATTGAATTCAACATTCAAATGACTTCATCTGCAGGTGTGCTATCCGTGAAAGATGCAATCATTGTGAGTGAAAATCTTGAAACGATTAGCGGTAACTTTGAACTCGGAGTTGATATATCAGGATTGACATTTGCACCACAATTACTGCTTAAAAATTCAACCTATCCACAAGACAATATCTTTGTTGGTGGTCAAATAATTTACAATCAATACCATTATGAATAATCCACAACAAACCTTTAAAAACATTTGCGAGATGCAAAAGATGAGCATCAAGTCGGATGCGAAAAGCTACCAAAATAATTTACCAAAATGGCTAACTGGTTGTATCAATATGGCAATAGTTGCTACTTTAATATGGGGTACTTACGAACTAATTAAAATGATTTTCAATGGCTGATAATAAAGTAGTTTTAGAATTTGAATTACAAGGGAACGCAACCGAAAAGACGCAATCGTTAAGGGCGCAAATGCGTCAATTACGTGAGGAGTTGGCAAGACTTCCCGAAGGCACGGCTGAATTTAATAAAGTACAAAAACAACTCGGAGATTTAACCGATAAAGTTGGTGACTTAAGCAAAGGCGTTAACACGTTGGCAGGGGATCCGTTGGAGAGGTTGAACAACTCCTTCGGGATGATTGGCTCATCTATACTTTCATTAGATTTCGGAGCAGCTCAACAAGGATTACAAGGGGTATCAAGTGCAATCAAAGATTTCAAATTTGGTGACCTTACAAAAGCTGCAAAAGGCTTTGGTTCAACGATGTTGGACTTGGGTAAATCACTATTGACAAATCCAATATTTTTAATTGGTGGAATCATCGCAGCGGTTGTGATGAATTTCGACAAGTTGGTTGAGGCAGGGGGATTGGTTGGTAAAATGTTTGGATTCATCAAAGAAACCATTGATTCAGTTACAGGTGGATTGGTGGACTTTTTGGATTGGATTGGGCTAACTGATAGTAAAGCTTCAGAACGTGCGGAGAATGAAAAGAAAAGAGCTGAAGAAAACAAAAAGTTAGAGGAAGAAAAACTTAAAAAAGCCAAAGAAGTTGAAGCTGAAAAAGAAAAGTTAGCCAAAGAGGCAGCTGAAAAGGAAGCACAACGAATGCAGAAGGTTCGTGATGACCAAAATCAACTAACGAACTTCTTAAAAACAGAGCAAGAAAAAAGATTTCAGGACACGTTAAGCGAACAAGACAAAGAACTGCGACAACTTCAACTCACTTACGATGAAAAGAAAAAATTAGCGCACGGAAACAAAGAACTTCTAAAACAATTAGAGAATGAATATCAAACTGAAATAGGTGTTATCAATGCTAATTATGAAGCAAAGAGAAACGCTGATGCGTTAGAAGCAGCCAAAAAGCAAAAGGCATTACTTAAGCAAATTGAAGAAGAAGCATTAACCGAACGTGAGGCATTAGCACAAGAAATACAAAACATTCGCCAAGGTGCTGAAGCTACTGAAATTCAAAATTTAAGGGATTCATATTTTACAAAGATTGCAATTGCTGAAAAAGAAGGTTTAGATTTTTTAGCATTACAAGAAAAATTAGCTCAAGAAGAACAAGCGATTCGAGAAAAATATGCAGTGAAAGAAGTTGAGTTAGTTGAAATGACAACTCAACAAAAAATGCAAATGGCTCAAATGGCATTGGGTGGATTGAGTTCTTTAGCTGATGCTTTAACTGCAAATGGTGTGCTAAATGCAAAACAATCGTTTAAGGTAAATAAATCTTTGCAACTTGCACAAGCTGGAATTGGCGCAGTACAAGCGGTGCAAGCTGTATTAGCTGATCCAACTTTAGTAGGCCCATCACGTTTTATAGCGGCTGCTGCGGCAGGTGTAGCAGGTGCTGCTAACGTGGCAAAGATTGCAGCAATGAAATTTAATCCAGGTACATCAACAACTCCACCAAACACAAATACCAATTTAAGTGGCGCTGGTATGGGTGGTGGTTCTACTTCTGCACCTGCACTTGATTTGTCTTTTCTAAATGGGCAACAAATGAAACCACAACCGATACAAAGTTACGTTTTAGCTACTAATGTAACATCGGCACAAGATGCACAACAAAAGATAATTGACCAATCAAAATTAATAAAGTAATATGAAAGAAGAAGAAGTAAAAGTCATCGAATATACGATTGATGACAGTGGATATTTGGGAGTTCACGCAATGAGCCTTGTCGAAAATCCTGCAATTGAAGTAGACTTTGTGGCACTATCAAAAACACGCAAGGTTCAACAAGCAGCAATCGAAGAAGGTGAGCGCAAGATGGTATATGGTGCGGTGATGATTCCCGAACAATTGATATACCGAGTTGATAGTATGCAACGTGAATACTATTGCAAGTATTCCAAAGAAACCATTAACAAGATAGCGCAAGAATATCTAAAAAGAAATATGCATCACAACTCTAATTTAGAGCATCAAATACCAGTTGTGGGGTGTACGGTTGTGGAGTCTTGGATAGTTGAAGGAGCGCACGATAAGTCACAAAACTTTGGGTTTTCATTTCCCGAAGGTACGTGGTGCATAGGGATGAAGATTGATAATGATGAGGTGTGGCAATCAATCAAACAAGGCGATGTAAAAGGCTTTTCATTGGAAGGATTCTTCACGGAAATAAGTGATGAGTATATGACACAACAAGAGATTGAAAAGATAATGAAAGAACTTGAAAACGAGTTAAGCGGATTGTAACGATTACACCAGTGCAGGTGTATTATTTACCCGACAAAAAAGGCCTCCACGTTTGGGGGCCTTTCTTGTGAAACCGAACTAAAACAAACTAAAAAAACACATTACAACGGGAACAAAAGTAGGGGTTTTGCTACTTACTCAAAGAAAAAGTAAAACATAGATATGAACAAAGTAAGTGAAATTGTTTCCAAATATGCAGACCGCTTGAAAGCCTTTGGTATTCAGTTGTCCGCAGAAGGGGAAATAACAAAAGAAGCGCAAATGGCGATGGCCATTTTAGCTGATGGCACGGAGGTCTACTCTCCGGATGCTGAATTCGCAGTTGGTAGCGAGTTATTCATTATGGATATGGACGGCAATCCTGTTCCTGCACCTGATGGAGAGCATACAACTGCTGAAGGTAAAATGATTGTGGTTGCAGGTGGTGTGATTACCGAGATCAAAGAACCAATGGAAGAAGAACCAAAGGTTGAAGTAACAATCGAAGAAGAAAAGCAAGCAGCTTTTGAAGGTGTAAGCAAAGAAGAATTTGAAAGCACTATCAATTCATTGGTTGAGGCTTTTGAAGCTAAGATTGCTGCATTGAATGCAGAGAAAGAAACTCTTTCTTCTACCATCGAAAAGATGTCAAAGCAACCCGCAGTTGATAGCGTGAAGAAATCTACTTCAGTTGCAAAATCAGAGCCAATCAACTTGGCTAAAATGGATTCTAAAAATAGAATCTTCTCAATCATTAACAAGTACAAATAAAAATAAAAAAAGAAAACAATGGCTGATTCATTGACAATCACAAGCACCTATGCAGGTGAACTCGCGTTACCATATATCAACGCTGCCATCCTTTCAGGGGACACTTTGGCTAAAGGATATGTAACTTTGAAAGAAGGAGTTAAGTACAAGGCTGTATTGAAGAAGTTGGCTAACTCAGCTTCATTGGTTCAAGCGGCTGCTTGTGACTTCACTCAACAAGGTTCTTTAACTTTGACTGAGTCAATTTTGACCGTTACAGATTTGATGACTAACCTTGAACTTTGCAAAAAAGAATTTGCACAAGATTGGGAAGCTGCTGCTACTGGTCGTGGATTCATTAACGATGTAGTTCCTGCTAACTTTGCAGAGTTCTTAATCGGTTACGCTGCTGCTAAAGTTGGTGAAACTATCGAATATACAATTTGGCAAGGTGATACAGGTGGAACTTATGCTTCATTTGACGGATTTGAAAAGAAGTTAAAGGCTGGATTGAGCGGTTCTGCTGATCAAACTTGGGCTGCTACTTTAGATGTAACTACTGTTATTGCTAATATGAATGCAGTTATCAACGCTTTGCCTGCTGCTTTGATTGGTTCACCTGAAACTAAGTTGTATGTTAACCGTGCTACTGCTCAGTTTTATCGCCAAGCAGTATCTGCTTTAGGTTATGCTAATTTGTTCCAAGCTTCTGAAGATTTCAACTTGCAATTTAACGGATACGACATTTATGTT